TTCGCGTTGTTTCCTCCGATGATGTACGGATAAGCGATGACATCGCCGAGTCCTTGCTTTTGGTTGCCGAAGGTATTGAAGGATAGGAATTTGAAATAGATCGTCGCTCCATAGAGCGAAAGATCATAGCTGTATTTGTACACCGCATCGTCTATTCTGCAGAACGTGCCTTCGACAGGATCATTGACGTTATGCCTGATGTTGAAGCTCGAGAATGCGCCGCGGCGAAGATATGAAAGAGTGTAGTCATTATGCTGTCCACTCGTTCCTGTGAACGTAGCGATCTCATATGAGATGTATTCCGAGCCAACCTTACAAATGGTCGCCAACGCATCCGCTTGTGCCATCGAAACACTCAGCAACTCTCCAAAGATAGTGACCCCGGGAGTGTTGGTGGTATCCGGATCACTTCCAGCTGGCAATGTAGTCGTGAGAAAACCGGACCGTGATGCTCCTTGTTGAAGGACTGGAAGCTTCTGAAAGGTCTGATTGTCTTTGCTGATCCACACTTCACATCCACCCCAGTTAGGACCGCCAGACAGAGCAGCCCATATCTGATATGCCGAATTGGCAAACGTAGTCGCAAGACGCTCACCTGGCTCGAAGATATCGTCGAGAACCGTATCGCCTGGATCAACGAGAGAAGCTGGCTGCGAGGTCGCATTGGCGTTTTGTTTTGAATAGAGCGTAGCTGCTGCCGTTCCCCACGGAAATTCTTCTGCGGTAATGGATAGAATGCGATCTTCATCTTCATCGATCTCAGTGATGCGAACTGGTTCCTGATTCAATCCAAGACCAACGTCTGTCAAGGTCACAAGGTCCATCGGCTCAAGATAGGGATAGCGAATGCCGGATATTTTGAAGCTATACTTTTTTCGGATGTTGACAAGACGCTTCAACCGAAGGTTCGCAGCGAATGTTGCTGCAGTCAGCGTACACAGAAATCCGTAATCCTTTTGACCTTCCGGACGCAGGCCGAACGTAGCAATAGCCCAGTCATCCTGTTCTACGATGGTGTTGTCGTTGTAGTTGTTGACTCGGTTCGTGTACTGAACCTTGACCTCATTGAAGGCATCCTGCCAAAGAGTGCGATCGATCTTGACGGGATCTTCATTGCTGTCTTCCTGGATGAAATCGGAATCATCCAGACCAACGATAGGATGAGTCTGCGGCGTGAAGACGTAGCCGTTCCCTACTGTAGTGGTGTCGCCGTAAGGAATGAACTTCAACTGCGCCTCGGACCAAAAGACACCAGTATTGCCAGCCTCACACCACTGCTCAATAGTATCTGTAGCAGAATTTGCCGTCGATAGAACTGGGGATACAAAGAAGCTATTGGAGTTCCAATAATCTCGCGCTATTCCAAGAAGCGACGCTCCTAGAGTTCCTGAGAACTGTGAACCATAAAGCGGATTCGTCAGGAAATCCTCTATGACCTTCGCAAGATCAGCATCGACGATTCCACCACCGAATTGTAGAGAGGCCAACACTTCATAGTTGTAGTTCGGTAGTTCGCCAGCTTCTCCGAGGTCCATATTTGGGCAGGCAACTAACGCAAGGCCGGTATAACCAAGTGCCTGAGAGAGATGCTTCGACACAAGATAGGACCATGCAGCCTGACTCTGCGTTCCTTCAATCAGTGTGAACTGAAGGGTCGACGCCGGATCAACGTTCGAACTACTTTGGCTCCACGTATAGGAGATGGCAATTGGTCTTCCTGCATCTGCGGCCGCAAAGAAGTAGTTTCCAGCGCTTACTGAATATTGGCCAGTGGACGGCGAACCGTTGGTAAGCACAAGCGGAACGCCCGTATCGACGAAGATGACACCTTGATCCGATGTAAATTGAGATTCAAACTGTACAGTGACCTCATAGGGACTAGAAGGAGGAACGTTGAAATCTTCTGTCTCGCCAAGTACATAAAGAGAGAAGGAATATGTCACCTCAACGGTCGATCCGGCATCTCCTGCGGCAAATGTATAGGCACCTGCGCTCTGAGAGTACTGGCCAGTTCCAGGAGTTCCAGAGACTGCGGTAAGGGGTACTGGCGTCGTCCCGGTTAGAGTAACTGGTCCAGGCGATCCATAATCATTCGCAGTGACGCTGTAAGGCGTTATCTTCGCCGCTCCAGCATCGGAGTTGAAGGACGATGCGTTTGCCACAGTCACAGTGCCGCCGCCCGATGGCACTGTGTACGCCTGCGTTGCGCTCTGAAGAGTCAGCCGTCCATTCTGAGCCCAGATATTACCCACGCCGGATACAACGCCATTACATAGAACGCCAACGATTGCTGCATGATAATCGTAGGCAGTACCGTTCTTCCCTAGACCCTTTCCTCCGTTTTGATATGGCGCCTGTGCGGTAAAATCTCCAAACCAAAGCAACGATAGTTGTACCCTATTCTGCCCCCAAATAATTGGTATGCAAATTCCATACAGACTCTGAGTGGCTTGAATACTGTGTAGCTTAGAGGGCACTGTCTGATTGCCTAAAAGTGACATAATTCACCTACCCTCTGATATGATTATTACAAATGAAGACATGTCGCTCGGGCTTGCACACAAATGACCATTCTTATCACTCATCAAGGAATAACGATGTGTTTGAAAGATTGGGCTAAAAAAGTTGGCATGTCTAAAGACACTTTGCGTTACCGTATCGTGGTGGCAAAATGGACTGTTGAAAGATCACTTACCACGCACTGAAAAAACGGCATGGAATCGCGCCAGCTCTCTTTGTTACCTGCTTTAGAAAACCTTCGCGGCTAGCATCTGAATAGATGACGCCAAGCCCATTGACAGAATGGAGTATCTTTCCAGGCCACGGTTCCATGACAATTGCTCCATGCGAAAACGTGTGAGCCACTTTGTAAATCACAATGTCGGCCGGCAATACTTCGTCTTCGGTGATCTCTCGCGCATACTTCTTCAACTCTTTGATGTAGAGTTCTTCATGCTGATGAAGAGCCCATTGCATTGGATAGGAAGTCGTTGTGATCTTTGGCCGCATCCCAGCATTCTCGAAGATACAGGCAAGAATTTGACCGCAGTCGACGCCACCACGATATCCCTTGATGCGGCCTTCGTGACGATAGGGAGTTTTCAGCCATTCGCGAGCCTCTTTGAGTACGGCATCGCGCTGCGATTGTTCTTTGATGTCCATGGGATTGCCCCTATCTTACAGTTGACAGAAATAATCGAATTCTACGGTTCCACTAATCGCAAGTCCGGTGTTGATCGTGAGCACCGTCGTCGTGCTGTTCCAACCTGGATTGAAGGCCGTGGTACCACCATTGATGGTCACCTGGCACACCGGCGCAGTCGCGTAAGCGGTTCCGAACGTGACCGTAGCATCGTCGCCAGCAGCAGGGACTCCAGCAGAAACTACGGAGACCCGACCTCTCGCAGCGGTGCAAGTTCCGGTGCAAGATGCCGTCCCACCAACTCCAGCACCCGCCGCGACGGCGACCGTTCCCGTCGATGAGTTGGCTACGTAGCAAGGACCGGAAGCCGCGCCTAGCAGGCCGCCAACGCCCGTCTGCACGCAGTTTCCCGAGGCGATTCCAGAGGCGGTCAAGGAGGCAGCGCTGAACCCGCCGGTGTGCGCCCACGAGCCGCTACCGCTGTTCGAGGCAATACCGGTCGGCGTGACAGAAACGGCACCAGCACCCGCTGTCAGGTTGACCGACAGCACCCCCGCAGCATAACCGCCGGTCATCGTGACGCCTTGCTTTCCATTGTTCCACACGTCGTTGGCAAAGCCAGCGACGGTGTAGGAGGTGCCGCCCCATGCCGAATACGCGATTCTGTTGTCGGTCGTATTGGTGGAGTTTATGTATGCGACGGCGGACTGGTTCGCGGCAGGCGTGAACAATTGGACGCTGGATTCCGTAGCAACATTGACTGGAGTCGTAGTTGCAGGACCACGCGCAATTATATTGGCAGGAGTTGAGATGTTGCCTGTCGCAGATAGTGTGGCAGAGTTGGCGTTGCCGGTCGTATTCAGATTGCCGGTCACCGTCGTGTTTCCATTCAGAGCGAGCACCGCGCTGCCAGCGGCGTATCCACCGGTGGCGGTGAAGAACGCACGGGCCAAAGACTGACTGTCGCTCTTGAACCGCAACTGGTATGCTCCCTGAAACCAAATCGCTTCTGCGATATGGTTGTCAGTCGTCCGCGTCGAATCGTAGTAGACGACGTCGGCGACATCCGGCGCGGCGGACAGCGCAACACCAGAGTTGGTGATGCCAGCCGGGCTAGTATTTAGGGTAGAATTTATGGTTCCCTGCACGTTCACATTGCCAGTCGCGGTGACCGTGGTGAACGCGCCGGAATTGGGCGTCGTGTTTCCGATGGGCGAAGGACTGGCCAGCGGAAGGTTGGTAAGGTTCGCCGCGCTGAACACAGGAGCCGCCGAAAACGTGGGAGCCGCCGCGCTGCCGGTGAAGTTGCCGAAGACTGAGTTGGCCGCCTGCGTGGAAAGCACGAACGTAGCAGCTGTAGTAGGAGTCGTCGTGGTGAAGAGCGGTGCGAGAGCGGACACGCTCGTAACCGTTCCGCTACTGGAACTACACGCAATCCATGAAAAGTTCCCTGATCCATCATTCGAGAGACACCCGGACCCCTGTGTGGCTGGCCATTTGTAGGTGATCGAATCGATAGTGACATAAGGAGTCAACACACTGATCGATGGAAATGGTGTAGGTGTAGGTGATGGAATATTCGCAAGCAATGTGCTACTGATATCGGTCGTTCCGCTCGTCGATACCGTCACTGTCACTGAGAATGGAGCATAAGCGCTTCCCGCAACTGGATTGATCCTAAACGTATGGGTCGGAGTCGAAGAGATCGCCGTACTGAAGTAACCGTTCTGATTGATAGATGCGTTTGAAATTATCTGTGATCCATTCAATTCAGAGACGGAGCCGCTGGCATAAGGCGGTATGCTTCCAGACACAAACGCCTGCTGCGCGAACGCCGTCGTGGCTAGCAGCAACGTGCAAGCAATAAATCGTAATAGAGTTTTCATGGTAATCATTCCTTTTGGGCGAATAAGATTTTCTCGGCGGCTTTAGCCTTGATGCTTTTTGTTCCAGTATGCTCTTCATTTTCCCAACGCTTGATCCAATTACAATTGGCGCAGAGAAGTTGATAGCTTCCCTTTTTGTCGGCTAGAACCTTTTTCAGAAATGCTATACCGGATGTTTGTCTGCCATGAGATTTTCCTAGACTCACATCGATATTATCCAAATATCCATCTCCATTTACATGATCTATTTGGAGAGCACGAAAGTCTTTGAATCTACATCGGATGCACTTGCCACCCATCTTCTTTATTGCATCAATACGAGCAGATCTAGAATATTCCCGCATGTACTCTCGACGAGATATGATGTTTTTCTTTTGGTGTTCAGATACTTTTCTTATAATCTCGGTGCGATTTTGTTTATAGTACTTTCGCCTTTTATCGGTGCATGGCTCGCATCTAGTTTTTCCAAGTCTAGTATTGGACTTACCGCAATCCATACAAAGACCTTTTGATCTGCAGCGCTCGCGCCAATTTTTCTTTCTCTGCGATAGCGTTAGGGGTGATTTTTTGCTCATACTTCAATAGTACTACCCAAATTTAGATAGCGAATTCTGTGTTCGGGATATAGCTTTGGCCTCCGTAATTGATGCTATTGGAAAATTTTTGCAAGCACGTATTCTGCGTATGGTCACATCCAGCGATGACAGAGAACGTATCACCTGGATTCACCGGAAACAGTAGAGGACGGTTGAGTTGAAGATTGCCGCTTACATGCAACTTTACGAATGCGGAAAGTCCGGTATTCTGGCCGCTGGTCATCTTGAGAACGCCTTGCGTAAAATATCCGTCTGGATGGCCAAGAGCGGTTCCGGGAACGATGATGGACTTGGTTGATCCTGCACCAATCATATCGTTCGTGGTGAATAGAGATTTATCGATGGTGCATCCTGCATCACCAAACACCCATCGGCATCCAGGTTGAAGAACCTGCCGCGGCATCTGTTGGTTCAGGGTGAAAGTGTCAGGTTTGCAATCTGCTTCAGCACTGGTTCTTCCGGTCTGTCGTATTTCGGTGATTGTGCCGCCGAATCGAACTACGATTCCATTTCGCATATCACCATAACTCAAACTGAACGAGCTCGTGATGGTGATTGTGGCAGCATCAAATAGTCCAAGTTGAACGGCCTCTAGAAGAGGCACATTCCAGTTCGGCATCATCACATCAGGAGTTGCCATGATCTTTACGGTAGCCGATGCCGACATCACGCCGAGAGCGCATGAGGTGGATGCACAATGCCAATTCCCCCATCGAGTAGGATGGTAGACATTTCCTTCATAAGTAATCGGCATCTGACCATCAGTTGCATAGATGACTAGTCCAGACTCAAGAACAATCGTGAATAGATCCACGGCATAACAACTCTCAACATCAAGGCTTATAAGTAAATCCAGCATATCGTTGGAGATTGTTTTCATTTGGATTTTCCTTCGTGTAAAATCATCATTGCGGATTCCTGATGCCTATTGCTATGGCTATACGGTAGAAGCGGGATGTGTGACACGATGCCGATGGATTCCATGTCTGCTGACATCGCTTGATGGTCCTGACCGCGACCAGCATATCTTATGCCGGATAGTACAACAGGCATGGAACCGTCTATCCGGCATGTGGTCAAAACAATGCAGCGTAGCTCAGTGGAAGAGCAATGCACTTTTAATGCGAAGGTCGAGAGTTCGATCCTCTCCGCTGCAACCACTTACAAGATGACTGACTTCAGACGCAAGCTCTTCAATTCCCACATCTGATCCATGAACTGATCGAATTCCAGACCATCATCATCGAAACGGACACGGTAGTAATAGGAACCGCTCCATGTGATGACTTGGCCAGATGCTGGCGCCGTTCCAAATGTGACAATTCCAAGCAATCCCATCGTAAAGTCTGTCGTCGGGTCTTGATTGATCTCGAACGTAGGCGATGGAAGAAATCCAGGATTCTGCACGATGTCAGTTCCTGGACCGATCGAGCGTGTCAACTGAAAACTATTCGTGACTCCATCGCCTACCGCAAGGAAGTTATCCGTCACTGCATTGTCATTCGGGTCCAGATAGAGGAAGTCGGAGAACTGTCCGCCCATCGCCATATAGAAGCCGACCATGTACTGATAGACGCTGTTTGGCATCTGCTCCGAGCCGCGAGCATAGTTCAGCGAGTACTCTATCTCCCAGATGGGATAAGGCTGCAACGAAGCGCGAATCTCTCCACGCCCCGAGGTCGTTGGCTGAATGATCGTCCGATAGGTTGGTTTCTTGCTGGGATAGTCGAAATTTAGCTCCCAGGGTGGTGTAAAGACTAATCCAGAGTGCATATCATTACACCTTTCCCATCGAACGTGCCTGTCGACGAACGGAACTCATGGCGCTCTTACTGTTCCGTTGGAGTTGACGCTGGAACTGCCGGTCAGATGATCCGCTGAAGTGATTGTTCTGGATCATACTGCTCGATGCGGAGTTGGTTGTTCCGCCGCCAGCAGCGTTCATTAGAAGACCAGTAAGATTAGCCGGAAGCACTGCTTCCCCTTGATGGACGAGTGCGACGCCTGTGTTAGGGATTATCCCACCGACATCGAACGCCGCCAAAGCCATTACTCCGGCATAGGTTGCTGCCGCTGCTACGCCTCCGAGCACTGGACCGATAATTGGTATGTTAGACAGCGCTGCCCATGCTCCTGCAGCCGCTACAGCAGCCTCATGGGATACCTGCTTCAACGAACTAAGCGCAGAGATGCTATCGGATTGCGCTGCCGCAGTCGCATCCGTCGCCACCTTTGCCTGGTTGGTCGTCATGTGGATGATGAGCATACGGATTTCGCTCTCCGCTGCCTTGGCAATCATCTTCTCGAAGTTTCCAGCTACGCTTTCAAGGATGCCGACTCCCATATTAGCGAATGCAGCACCAACATTTCTTGTACCCGTGATGAGCTTGTTTTGAACCGACAGCCAAGAGTTGTTGATCTCATTGAATGCGCTCACATATGGCTGCGCAATTTGATTATTGATGGTGGTCTGATCGTTGATGGCAGATGTAGACTTCTGACCCTTGACCTGCTCCATCTGTTGCTGAACCGCGAGAGCTCTTCGTTCCTGATCCTCAACGCCTTTTTGACTATCCGGCGTCTCCGCGTTGATCGCATCAAGTTGCGTCTTCAATGCCTTCAATTTATCCGCATATTCCTGCGCGTGAATAGCTGCGATCTGGTGTGCGCCGGAAAGTTTGGTTATAGAACCTGTTGATTGTTCCTGCGCGATGGTCGCCAATTGGATATTTGCAGCACTCTGAACCATCGTCTCATGGAGTTTGCGAACCTCGGCATCGAAGGAAGCTTGGCTTTTTTCTGCATCTGTCTCTTTCTTGGATATCTCTCCATAATTCTTGATGAGCGCTTCCGAAACTTTGTTGTTCTCGTCTATCTCTCGCTGGCCAGACTCGACCAACTTCATCGCATCGCGGCCAAATTCCTCTGAGACTTTGGTTTTAGCCTCAAGCAACTTTGATGCGATGGAATTGTACTGTTCGGTACCAGCAGCAAAGATCGAAGTGTACTGTGACCAGTAAGCTACTTCAGCAGAAGCTGATTTTCCATTGAGGAGTTCTTCCTGGAGAAGTGTGGTTTCGAGAGATCGGATCTTGGCTTCGTTCGGATTGCCAGCTTCCTTCTCTCCAGCTTCCTTATTCCGAAGCGTCCCTCGCAATGAATCGACGGATACTTTCTGATTCAATGTGTCGATGGTGTCGCTGTACTTCTGAGCATCCTCGCGAAGTTGGGGGAGAAGTGCTGCTGCCTCTCGCATCTCAAGTGTGTTGACCGTGACGAGACGGCCATTGCTCATCGTCTGATAGGTCTGGGATGCCTTAGTAAGTTCATTGATACGTGCGGTGGTAGCCGAAAGCATCCCTTGCGCTTCTGAAAGCTTTCCTTGGTCTTGGGTAAGATCAAATGCCGCTCCAGCAGCAGCACCGCGGTCACTCCTACCCTGCCTTGGTCCAGTTAGTTCCGCTTGAATGACTCGTTGGTCGCGGAGTTGTGCTAGCTTCTGATTGCTGAGGCGTATTTCCTCTTCTTCATCGGTCAGAATGTTCTTGATGACAGAATTCTGAAGAGTGCGAAGATTGACATACTCATCGTAGACCTTGTGAACTTTCTCAGCGACTTGGCCGAGAATCTCGACAAGCGCGATGGCGCCGAAGACCGGAAACGCTGCCTGCATGGCAGCTCCGACGCCCGGAAGCATCGATAGAAGAGCTCCTGCCGCTCGGGTCGAACCCGTCATGCTGCCTTCAAAGATCCGCAGTTCTGCGGAAGCAGCCATCCGCGTCGATATCGTGCTCTTGAGCACTACTTCTTCGGATGCCTCACTCGCTGCTAGAGCCTCTACAGCAGCCTGCGCCTCCTCGTTGGCTACGATGTATCCGTTGAGAGCTTCCTTGGCCTGTGCGCTACCCCCTGCCGCTGCTGAACCGAAAGCTTTGTAGGCATCAGACAACTGGCTTGCTGATATCCTCGCTGCATTCATGGCGCTGGCCATGGTCTGCGAACCGCTCTGGATCGTCTGGGTAGCAGCAGCCATCCCCTGCTGCACCCCGGATAGATCAACCTTCGTCGTAAAACTAAGCACTCCGTTTTGATCCGCCATTTTGTTTCATCTCCTCTAGCTTGGCGAACCGGCGCTCGCGTTCAGGGTTGGACTCTCGTAGATATGCTGGTGCCTTCTTCTTGGCTTTTCCAAAGAAGGTATCGTCCAACTTGCGTCCGTCTGGAAGTGTGTCCTGACGCTTCTCGGATTTATGGCCGAGAGCCGCAGGAATAAAGAGATGAAGTGGCGGATGAAGATCCCAATACTCGAACAGCGACAGAACATTCACCCATTCCTCAGAGTCTACCTGGGCAAACGTCCATCGCAGTTCCGTAATCAGACAACCGTAGACGTATTGGAAGTCGACTACTCCGTCTGATCCACGGTTGCCGCCACTTCCCCCGGAACAGTCTTGAGAAGACTGTTGCACTGAAGGATGTTCGTAAACAATGGCTCCATGTCCTCATAGGCCACGACACCATCCACATCGTCAGAG